ATGAGCCAAGGCGCGACCACACAACAACAAGCAGCGCTGATTGCCTACCCCAAGCAGGCGGCCTTTGGACGTGTTCTGCCCAAGAACAAGATCTACGAGCACAGCGGGGCCAACACCCGGCTCCAACGTCTGTTCGTCGAGCAGGTGGAGCAGATCGTCTGGCAGTACAAACTCGCCCCGGAGACGATTAATCTGCCCGCACGGCCCGGCGTGCCAGAGATTCAGATCTTCAGCGTCCAGCTCAAGTCCACCCAACTGGACGAAGACGTGCTGCGCTGCATTGATGGCGCGGTGCAGTTCCCGATCCTGTTTGAATTGAACCAAGGCCAGGGCGATCAGGCGAAAACGCAGGTGGTGGCGGCTTACAAGCGCCCGAGCGAGGCCGACGCCAGTCGCTGGGTGCTCTCCAGCTACTTCACCACCGACTGGATGCCTGCGGCTACTGCTCGCACGGCTATGCCGTTGGCGCTCGACATGGCCCACCTGTACACCGCCTTGCTGCAAGGCTTGATGCCGCTGCCAGCGCGTCCGCAGGAGCCGCTGGCCGAATGGGTAGCGCGCGTCGAGCTGGCCTCAGCCAAACGCCGTGAGGTCGACAAGACCCAGGCGAGGCTGGCCAAGGAAAAGCAATTCAACCGCAAGGTGGAGATCAACGCGATCTTGCGGCAACTGAAAACCGAACTTGAACAATTGAGCCGCTGAACCCCGACATCGGGAGCACGGCGACCAGAGGAAAGAACATGGACAAACTCAAAATGCACTCGCCCAATCTCACGCAGGACAACATTGCCCGCATTCGCGAGCTGTTTCCGGGCTGCGTGACCGAGGTCAAGGGGGAAGACGGCAGCGTGAAGCTGGCGGTGGACTTTGATCAGCTGCGGCAGGAACTGGCCGAGTCGATTGTCGAGGGGCCACAGGAACGCTACCACCTGAACTGGCCGGGCAAGCGCGAAGCGCTGCTCACGGCCAATGCGCCCATCGCAAAGACGCTGCGGCCGTGCCGCGATGAGAGCGTGGACTTCGATACCACCAAGAACCTGTTTATCGAGGGTGACAACCTTGACGCACTGAAGCTGCTGCAGGAAACCTACCTCGGCAAGGTGAAGATGATCTACATTGATCCGCCGTATAACACCGGAACAGATTTTATTTATTGCGATAACTTTGCGGTCAACACCGAAACCTACAAAGCACAGTCAAATCAACAGGACGAAGCCGGAAATCGTCTCGTCGCAAATACCGAAGCGAATGGAAGATTCCACTCTGCTTGGTTGAGCATGATATTTTCTCGGCTGAGGCTTGCGAAAAATCTACTCAGCGACGACGGCGTCATTTTCATTTCAATCGATGATTATGAGACATCGAGTCTTAAGAAGCTTTGCGATGAAATATTCGGACCGCAGAATTTCATTTGTTCACTAATTTGGAACAAGCAACACTCTCAACAGCAAGGGTTGTTCAAAAAATACCACGAATATGTACTGCTCTACGCGAAAAACGCGAACGCGCATACAAACATATCAGGCGGCGATGGAGTAATTGATGCCGGCGCGCTCAAGAAGATATCGAGAGCCAACCCTGCGAGCGAGTTTACGTTTCCAGCAGGTGTTCGATTTGAGGCTCCAGACGGCTTTGAACTCACAGGCACCTTCGGCGACTCCGAGCAGGTGACTGTCGTGAATGGACGCTTTATGTCCAAGAACGGCGTTACGGCAGAGTCCGTGACCCTGTCAGCCGGATGGACCCAGAAAGAACAGATGAAGGCCTATTTTGATGGCAGGGACGTTATTGACACAAAAGGGCAAAAGGTACTTGAGTTCTACTTCAGCTCGACTGGAAAGCTGAAGTGTCGCAAAGAGCGTTCAAAAATAACTCCGCCAACTTTGCTGCCACTCTATGGAATGGTTAGCGAGCAGACTGCCTACATAGCATCGCTTTTTGGGAAGCCAGTATTTGATAACCCCAAGCCAGTTCAGATGATTCGGGATTTCATCAGTTGGTTTGTTCGCGAAGAAGACATCGTGCTCGATTTCTTTGCGGGTAGTGCAACCACGTGTGAAGCTGTTCTCGCCGAGACGCCAAAGGCAAGGTATATCGCGATCCAGCTTCCCGCCGAAGTGGATAGCAGCTCGGAGGCTGGAAAAGCAGCCTTGTCGCTCGGACTAAATACAATCTGTGACATCGGCAAAGAGCGCATCAGGCGAGTCGGGAGTCGATTAAGCGCAGCAGCCGCATCAGCGGAATCTGAAGACACAACAATTGACGTCGGTTTTCGCGTCTTGAAAATCGACACGTCGAACATGGCCGATGTGCATTACGCACCGGATGCCCTCGACAGAGCGAAGCTCGACCTTTTTGTCGACAACATCAAGCCCGACCGTACACCGGAAGACCTGCTGTTCCAGGTGATGCTGGACTGGGGCGTTGACTTGGCGTTGCCGATTGCCAGGGAAGCCATTCAGGGCAAGGAGGTGTTCTTTGTCGATGGCAACGCACTGGCCGCCTGCTTTGACGCGCACAGCGGCATCGACGAAACCTTCGTAAAGGAACTGGCCAAGCGTCAGCCGCTGCGCGTGGTGTTCCGCGATGCGGGTTTCAAGGACAGCGCCGTCAAGATCAACGTGGAGCAAATCTTCAGGCTCTTGTCGCCTGCCACCGAAGTGAAGTGCATCTGAGGAGGCTGCGATGAAGCTGAAATTCAAGACGCAGGCCTACCAGACGGCTGCGGTGCAGGCAGTGGTGGACTGCTTCAAAGGGCAGGTTCCGCATCATGGCGGCGTTCGCTACCGGCTCGATCCGGGCAGCCAGAAAGCAGCCCCAGCAAGCCCGCAAGCGGCGCTGGCGCTGGAGGCCGCTTCGCCTGAAGCCGCAGCGGAAAAGGAAGCTGCGTTCCGCAACGCCGACTTCACGTTGTCGGAAACATCGCTGCTCGACAACATCCGAGCCGTGCAGCACGGCCAGAACCTGCCGGTGTCGGACGCACTGGTCAAGACCAAAGTGGCCAAGGTCAATCTCGACATCGAGATGGAAACCGGCACGGGCAAGACTTACTGCTACATCAAGACGATCTTCGAGCTGAACAAGCAGTACGGCTGGAGCAAGTTCATCATCGTCGTACCCAGCATCGCCATCCGTGAAGGCGTGGCCAAGTCGCTGGAAATCACTGCCGAGCACTTCCTGGAGACCTACCACAAGAAGGCGCGCTCCTTCATCTACAACTCCAAGCAGCTGCACCACCTGGAGAGTTTTTCGTCGGACGCGGGTATCAACGTGATGGTGATCAACGTGCAGGCCTTTGCCGCGCGGGGAGCCGACAACCGCCGCATCTACGACGTGCTGGACGACTTCCAGTCGCGCAAGCCCATCGACGTGATCAGCGCCAACCGCCCCATCCTGATCCTGGATGAACCGCAGAAGATGGAAGGCGCGGCAACGCTGAAGTCGCTGGAGGAGTTCAAGGCCTTGACGGTGCTGCGCTACTCGGCCACCCACAAGACCACGCACAACAAGATTCACCGTCTGGACGCGCTGGATGCCTACAACCAGAAACTGGTGAAGAAGATTGCGGTGCGCGGCATCGCCGTGAAGGGGCTGGCGGGCACGGCGGGCTATCTGTACCTGCAATCCATCGAGATTTCGAGCAAGAGGCCGCCCGAGGCGCGCGTCGAGTTCGAGCAGAAGCTGGCGGGCGGCAACATCAAGCGCGTGGTGAGGAAGCTCGGCAAGGGTGACAACCTGTTCGATCTGTCCAACGGGCTCGATCAGTATCGCGACGGCTATGTCGTCTCCGACATCAACGCCAACTCCGATACCCTGAGCTTTACCAATGGAGTCGAGCTCACCGTAGGGGATGCGGCGGGTGATGTGACCGAGGCCACGCTGCGCCGTATTCAGATCCGCGAGGCTATCAAGGCGCACTTCGACAAGGAACAAGCGCTATTCCAACAGGGCGTGAAGGTACTCACGCTGTACTTCATCGACGAAGTGGTCAAGTACCGCGACTACGCCGCGCCCGACGAGAAAGGCGAGTACGCCCGCATCTTTGAGGAGGAATATCAGCTCTATCTCAACGAGGTGCTGGACCTGGACGAAACGCCATACATCAAGTACCTGAAAGGCATTCCCGCCAACAAGACCCACAGTGGCTACTTTTCCATCGACAAGAAGAGCAAGCGTGACGTTGACCCTTCTGTTGCCGCGCGCGGCGAGAACGCCGGGCTATCCGACGACGTGGACGCCTACGACCTGATCCTGAAGCACAAGGAGCGCCTGCTGTCGCTGAACGAGCCGGTGCGCTTCATCTTCTCCCACTCGGCCCTGCGCGAAGGCTGGGACAACCCGAACGTGTTCGTGATCTGTGCGCTCAAGCACAGCGACAACACCATCTCGCGCCGCCAGGAGGTGGGGCGCGGCATGCGACTGTCCGTGAACCAGAGTGGTGACCGCATGGATCACCCGGCCACGGTGCACGAGGTGAATGTGCTGACCGTGGTGGCCAGCGAGAGCTACAAGGACTTCGTTGCCGCGCTGCAAAAGGACATCAGCGAGTCGCTGTCGGCCCGACCCAAGGTGGCGAACGAGGAATACTTCAGCGGCAAGGTGTTGAAGACGGCGACTGGCGACGTGCAGGTCACGCCGCAATTGGCGAAGCAGATCTACCGCTATTTGGTCAAGAACGACTACACCGACGATGCGGATGGGATCACGGGCGGGTATCACGATGCCAAGAAAGCCGGCACGCTGGCCGATCTGCCGCCAGAGCTGAAGCCGCACGCCGAGCAGGTGTTCCAACTCATCGACAGCGTCTTCAGCGCCAGCCAATTGCCCGACATTGGCGACGACCGCAAACCCAAGAAGAACCCTCTCAACGCCAACTTCGACAAGCAGGAGTTCAAGGCGCTTTGGAGCCGCATCAACCGCAAGGCCGCCTACAGCGTCGATTTCGACTCGTACGAGCTGGTGCAGAAGGCGGTTAAGGAGCTGGACGCCGCTCTGCGCGTGACCCCGCTGCAATACACCATCCAGCACGGTGAGCAGGCTGCCGCCGTCACCTACGACGGCATCAAGGGCGGCAATGCCTTTGAGTTGAAGAGCACGGAAACCGACACCAACCGCAACTCGATCCACTCGGCGGTCAAGTACGACCTTGTCGGCAAGCTGGCCGAAGGCACGCAACTGACCCGCCGGACGGTGGCGGAAATCCTAAAGGGCATCAACGTCGCGGTCTTCGCGCAGTTCAAGACCAACCCAGAGAGCTTCATAGCCGAGGCCACGCGGCTGATCAACGAGCAGAAGGCCACGGTCATCATTGAGCACCTGGCTTACGACCCGGTCGAGGATAAATTCGACCTCGACATTTTCACTGCCGGACAAACCAAGCAGGACTTCAGCAACGCGGTCAAAACGCCCAAGCACCACATCTACGACTTCGTGCTGCCGGATTCCGGATCGAAGCCGGAGCGCGACTTTGCCGAAGCATTGGAGGCCAGTGCTGAAGTCGTCGTGTACGCGAAGTTGCCACGCGGTTTCCTGATCCCGACCCCAGTCGGCGACTACAACCCCGACTGGGCCATCTCGTTCAAGGAAGGCACGGTAAAACACATCTACTTCGTGGCGGAAACCAAGGGATCGATGTCCTCGATGGATTTGCGCGAGATCGAGAAAACCAAAATCAAATGCGCCCGCAAGTTCTTCGATGAGATGAACCGCCGCTTCGCCCCGGAGAATGTCAGGTACGACGTGGTGGACAGCTTCGGGAAGCTGATGGAAGTGATCAAGTAGTCACCACGGGAAGAGCATAGTCGGTGGAGAAGTTCATGCAGCCGTTTTCAATCACGCTATTCGCGACGACCGGTGACCCTGAGGGCATTCGTCACCTCGACAAGTCGAACTGGTCTGGCTACGGCGTCGTCTTCAACAAGGAGCTTTTCCATCTGTTGAAGCAGGAGCCGGGCTTCTCGCAAGCCGGTATCTACATCCTTGTCGGCAACGCCGCCGAGGAGACGATTTACATTGGCGAGGCTGATCCCGTCGGTGACCGGCTGAAGAACCACGTCTCGAACAAAGAAGGTTGGGTGTGGGGCGTCTACTTCTTCGACCGCAACCACAAGATCGGCAAGACGGAAGTCCAGTACCTGGAGTCGGCGCTGGTTGCGCTGGCCAAGAAGCATGACCGGGCCATTCTGCTGAACAAGAACAACCCGACGGCCCCGACGATGGCCCCGGCAGCCAAGGCCACTGCGCAGGCTTTTCTTGCCGATATGTTGCTGATCCTGCCGATGCTCGGCATCAACGCCTTCACCCCGCCGAAGCAGGAAGACCCGAGTGATCAGGTACAGCCTATTGGGTCGGAGAACGACAAGTTCGACACCATCGTCGTTCCCGCACGCGAGGAAGGATTCAAACAACGCTACCTGAACGAGAACTGCTGGTTTGCCGTTCGGATCAATGCGAAGCACATCTCGAAGCTAAAGTTCATCGCTGCCTATCAGGTCGCTCCAGTCGCAGCGATCACCCACATTGCCGAGGTCGAGGCCATCCTGCCTTACAACGACACCGGGAAGTACATGATCAAGTTCAAAGGGCCTGCGACGGCGATTGTCCCGATCCCGCGCCCGGAGAACAGCGAGGTCAATATGCAGTCGTCCCGCTACGCGTTGCGGGAAAGGCTGCTGGCGGCAAAGAATCTGGACGAGGTCTGGGCGTAAGGGCGAGGCGCGTCGGGGAGGCAGAAGTCGGCCAGCACCAAGTCACTGTTTGGCGGCTGCTTTCATCTCCCTGACCCACGCCTGCAACGCCCTCAGTTGCTCGGCGTTCTCGTGGCAGGTCTGGTAGTTGGCGGCGACGGTTCCGGCGACGGCAGAGAGCGCAAGGCCTGCGGTGGCCGCATCAGCATCTCGGGCGGGCTCGGGCAGTTCACCGGCGGCGGCAGCGTCGTGCAGGCGCACAAAGCCACGGTTGATAGTGCAAGCAGCATCGGCCTGAACGGGCACATAGACGGGAACCTCCTTGATGATGGTGTCGCCCTTCTCGCGGACGACGCGGACGCGGTCGACGTACTGGGTGACGACCTTGACGGTGGCCTGCGCCTGCCGCTCATGGACGGAGGCGGCCTGCAGGGTCTGCTTCTGGACGGCGGCGTCCCACTGCGCCTGAACGTGGCCTGCGCCCTTGATCCAGCCGAAGCCGATCAGCGCAGCGGCGAGCAGGATGAGGGCCAGCCAGCGGTACGGCCACGGAATCAGGCTCATGGCGCTTCTCCGACGCACTGCCGGTACTCGGCCTCGCGCCGTGTGGCCACCCCCCCGCACAGGCGCGCATTGGAGGGCAGCGCGCAGTCCTTGCCCTGGAAAAAGCGCCAGCGCAGCAACTCGGCACAGGCTCCGGCATAGTCCTCGGCGTTGAGTTTTCTCACCAGCGTGGACTGGCAGAACGCGCGGCTGCCGACGTTGTAGGAGAAGCTCACCAGCGCGTCGTACTCGTGCTGGGCCAGCGGCACGCTCACGCACGTTTTCAATGCGCCCTCGAACTGCTGTACGTCAGTGAGCGCGCGGGCCAGCGCCTTCGGCGGCGTGGTGGTGTCGCCCAGCTTCACGTCGGTGGTGGTACCGAAGCCGATGGTCGGCACATCGCCCTTGACCGGGATCACCGCGCGGTCGGTGTAGCCCTCGTGCAGCACGATGCCGACCAGGGCGGCTGCGGACAGCGTCAACGCGGCCACGGTGCGTCTTTGCGGTGGCCGGATCATCGGTGCATCTCCGGCTGCGCCACGATGCGGGCCACGCTCGCACCGATGCTGGCGGCGAAGGCCAGCAACACGAATGCGCCGCGCGGCAGCACGTCGCCAAACAGCGGCACCACCACTTCCGCCGCCGTGAAGGCAGCGGCCAGCAGCGAGAAGCGGATGCTCCACGCACGACGCAGAACGCGCCGCCAGTCATCAAGCAGGCAGATGCGCGGCTTCATTGCCCACCACCCATCAGCTTGAGCTTGATGGCGGCCCCCACCAGCAGCGCGGCCAGGATGCCGGTGGTCACGACCTTGACGGTGGTCTGCCACGCCGTGCGGCGGGCATCGCGCCACGCTTCCAGTAGGTCGCGCAACTCGCGGATGTCCTTCGCGGCGCTGCCGTTTTCCAGCCCGAGGTGGGCGAGGCAACGCTCGGCTCCGCGTTCGGCGGCACGGTCGAGCAGATCGTCGAAGTCCTCCTTGCGCAGAAGCAGCATGTTCTCCACGAGGGCGGTGGGCGCTTGTTGTTCGGGTTCAGTCATTGCAGGTCTCCAGAAATGCGAAACCCGCCTCGTGGGCGGGTTCAGGGTTGATCGGAAAGTTGGGCTTCAGATCTCGATGATTTCCAGCGTCAGGCTGGGCGCGACGCCTTCGATGACGTCATCGCGCACGAACACCTTCTGGCCGATGGCGGCGCTGCCGCGTGCGCGGATCAGGCCACCACCGGGCAAGGCAACGGTCACGCTGCCTGCGCCGACGCCCACCACCGTGCCCGCCTGCAACGGCGGGTCGGGGATGAGCTGGCGGAACTGTTCGTAGAGATTACGCATGGCTCTGCACTCCCAGCGTCTGCCAGACCTCTGGCATCCCGGCCTCGATCTGCGTCGAGCGCACGAGGCCAAGCCGGGTCACGCTGCCGTCTTGGTACTCGACGAAGGCACCCGGTTCGATGATTCCCGTCTCGGCCAGCACCGGCAGGCGCAGGCTGACCTCGATCTGCTGCCCGGTGTCGGCCAGCACGGCGATGCCACGCTGGCGCGCCGCAGCGGCTTCGGTGATGAGCGCATCGACCACCATCGGGGCCAGCACATCGCCCGCCGTGCCTGCGCGCGTGACCTGACCGAGCACACCGACGTCCTGCCCTGACACGAACACGCGGTTGTAGTCGGGCTTCTCCACCCAGCGCAGCGACTCGCGGGCCACGGCATCGACGGGCAGCACGAAGTCAGGCGTGACGGTGCCCCAGTCCCACGGCGCGGCCGGATAGCGATGGCGCACGCGGATGCTCTGGTCGGACGGGTGCGGGATCAGGTAGCCCCCGGCTGCGCTGGCAATTGCAACCAAGGCTTCCATCCACGTTCCCTGCTGAGTGAACACTCCGGCTGGGACGTTCCAGTCCGTCAGACCCCAATCGATGCTCCAGCCCAGCGAGATGCCGTTGAGCGTCAGCGCGTCGTCCATCAGCTGCCGCGCGGTGCGCGCCTGCAACTGCTGGAAATTCATCACCGGCGCGTAGGGGGCGGCCAGCACGGCGTTGCGCCCGCGACCCGAGATGCGGATGCTGGCGTCGCCAAACACCCGCTCGCGGCTGATGCTCTCGGCCTGCACCCGGAAGGCTGTGCCGTTGACGCTTGCCACCAGTTCGACCGGGCCGCCGTTGCTGCCGGGCGCGACGAGGCTTTCTGCGGCGGCGGGGAGCAGTGCCTCGAAGCCCCACGTCCAGGACGCGGCATCGAGCGACAGCGAGAGATTGAACACCGGCACGGGCGAGCCATCGGGCAGCCGGTGCAGGGTCACGTTGTTGATCACGAAGTAGACCCTCCGGATGGGAACGACCACCGGCTCGCCTGGCCCAGGCCCTGGCGGCGCGATGTGGTTTTCGCAGAAGAACAGCAGGTGGGCACTGGCCGGAGCCGTTGCTGCGAACAGCAGATGGCCACTGGGCGTGTAGCAGCGCGGCGGCTCGGGCGGCTCAGGGATCACCCACGCGCTGATGCCGGGCGGTGGCCGCATCGCGTCCTGGTAGCGCCCGCGCCAGCCCACCGGTTGGCGGCTTGCACTCTGGAAGTCCGTGCCCTGGCGCTGCGTCAGCGGCCTTGCGTTCTGCCAGAGCACGAGCCGACCGGCCCGCCTGCTTCGGTCACCATCCTGATGCGCGAAGCGCGTGGCGTCGCGCAAACGGGTGGCGTTCTGGAACGCGCCCGTCCGAATCTGCACGATGGGCCTCGCATTCTCATGGGCGAACCCGGTTACCCCGTGCAAGTGCGTCGCCTGCTGCTGGCGGGTAGCGCGCAGCAGCGGCGCGGCCACCAAGACCGGTGGCAGGCGGTGCACGATGCCGTGCACCGACACAGCCCCACGCTGCCACACCGCGCCCCAACCTGCGGGCGTCGCCGTCGTGTCCTGCTGGCGCTGCGCTGCGCCGTCCTTGTGCTGCACGGTTTGCTGCCACTCGTGTGCCGTTTGGCCGACCGTGGGGCGCTGGGTGCGCGAGGCGTAGTGCACCTCGCCGGTGAGCACCACGCCGGGCAGGTTGGCCACACCGACGTTGAGCGGCACGCTCGGGCGCAGGATGAGTGTGCTGCCCGTCAGGCCCGGCAGCTCGGCCAGCACCTCCAGCCGCGCAGGCGGAATGAAGGCAATGCTGACGAGCGGCAGCGGCAGCGTGGCCTGTACCACCACGTCGTTGCGCGGCGGCACGTAGTCCGCGCCGAAGATCAGATCGGCATCTAGCGCGGCGGGTCGGTCGTACAGCAGGTCGACGTTTTGCCCAGAGTTCACAGGCATCGTTCACCCCCGATCCTTCAGCCCAAGATGGCCGACACCATCCGGGCGTCCCCGCCCAGATAGAGGTTGGTGCTGGCGAGCTTCACATCGCCCGCGCCATCGGTGCCGCTGCAATCCAGATCGAGTGCCGTCACCTCACTGCCGTTGACCAGCCGCGCCCACGTGGCGATACCGGTGGCGGTAATGAGGCCGTCCTCCTGCTGGGTGAGCGTCAGCAACCCGCCTGCAATCGTTCCTGCGGGCTTGGTGAGCGCGATCTCTACCAGCATCACGCTGGTGGGAGTCGCCGCCGGGTTGGGTGGGCGCGTGCCGCCGTAGATGCGCAGCCGCGCGGGGTTGCTGCCTGCATCGAGGAAGGACAGCGTGCCCGCCAGCCGCGCCTCGTTGTGTTCCTGCGTGATGGCGACGGTCATGGCATCGGCTCCGGCCTGAGGTTGTCCGCGATCACCGCGCGGTACAGCTGCTGGTAGTCGGTGCTGATCACCGTGTAGCGCTGTTGGGGATCGATGCGCTCGAAGCGGTACGTGCCGTCAGCCTGAGACCACGTGCTCGCCACCAGGGCGTGGGTGTTTTCGCTGTAGAGCAGCACCTCACGCACCAATGGCTGGTCGGGCTGGCCCTTCTCCTTGACGGTTCCGGTGATCTGACCGTTGCCGCCGAAATGGATGTTGCGGCGACCACTGGCCACGCCTCGGTACTGGCGCGGGTGGCTGCCCGGCTGGTTCCACTGCTCGGAGTTCGGGCTGTTCAGGCGATGCAAAGCTGCGGCGTGAACACCGACCGGCGGTCCGGCGAGCGCAACGCGGCAGGCGGCTTCCAGCGCGCGCAAGTCGGCAAGGCTTGCGGCACCCGACCACAGCCCGGCCGCGAAGAACCGCTCGCTGCCGCCGATGTTGTATTCGTTGCCATCGGCGTAGTAGCCGATGCCGCCCACGCTGTCCGCGACCCACGAGCGCGCGAACGCCGCGCCCGCCCAGTCGTCGTTGATGTAGACGCGCGCACTGGCCGGGCTGACCACCAGCGCCATGAATTTCGGCGTGCCCCACGCGGGCCCGCTGCCCACCTGACCGCCGCTGCCATTGGCGTACTGGTAGATCACGCCGTTGGACTCCTGATCCAGAAAGTAGCTGTTGCTGTCGCCGAGGGTCTTGTAGAACACCAGCCCTCGGCTGACGTGCATCACGAAGCCCGCCAGCACGAAGTCGCCGGACAAGGACATCGGCGTGGCCAACGGCCAGGGCTTGTCCTGGCCGTACAGCCCGTACAGCGGGAATGGCGTGGCCACGCCACCCTGCACGGTGATGGCATTGCTGCCCACCTGATCCTGCAGTTGCCCGCCCGAGAAGTGCAGCGCATCCCACGCCGCGACCGGCGTCAAGGACGCCACGCTGTCCCACCAGCTCACGGCTTATCTCCACGGCCCGGTGATGTCGAAGGCGATCTGCGCGCCTTCGGCTTCCGAGCTGTACTGCGTCCTGACCAGCAGGAATTTCCTGCCCGTCTGGCCGACGACGTTGTCGACGATGGTCTGATCCGAGTACGGACGATCCTGCGGCATCCACAGCATTCCGGGCATCAGGCCGCGCATATGACCCGACTCCTCGCGCACGTAGGTCGGCAGCAGCCACAGGCTGTAGTCCGGGCCGTTCGGAAACGGCATCGGCCCGCGTCCGCAGACCTGCTGGCCGTTGTTGGTGTTCAGGGATGTCAGCCCGAAGCGCACTGGGTTGCCGAGCTGGGTGTGGTTGCGCAGCAGCACCTTGCCTGCGAAGTCCAGCGAATGGGTGAGCCCGTAGCCGTTGTACTGGCCGGGATAGCTGGAATGCTGGTTGCTATTGCTCCAGTAGATGTCATCGGCGCACAGCACCGTGGCGTAGTTGTCGGCGGGCTTGAAGCTTGTGATGTCGCCGAAGCAGTAGCCGTTGCGCCCGTACCAGCCGTACCCGGCGGCATTGGTGACGAACAGGTAGAACAGGCGGTCATCGCCGATCAGCACCCAGTTGCGGTTGCCGCCACCACCATCGCCCGTGTTGTCGTAGCCACCCTGGCGTGCGTGGTACCACTTGTGCCAACCCCACTGGTTGGCCTGCACTTGCTTCCAGTTCTGCGTCGGGTTGTTCGGGTCGAACGGAGCCTGCGCACCGACGATGGTGTCGATGTCCGACAGGCCTTCGACGATGCCGACGTTGGCCCATTTCGCCCAGGTCGTCGTGTAGCCGGGCGTCTTGAGGCTGTCGTCGATCAGCAGCAGGTTTTGCGGTGACTGCGGGTTCTGGCTGCGGTACGCCGCCTTGTTCGTTCCCGCGAACGCCTTCTCCCAGCCCAGCGGCGCAACCTTGGCCGACAGGCTGGTGGCGCTGGTCGCGGGCGACACGGGCGTGCCGATCACCGCATAGGTGAAGCTGGTCGCGGTGGCGGCGATCACCCTCACCTCACCGTTGTACTCGGGCTGGTCGGCTCCGGCGATCTCGACTACCTGCTCGGGCCGGTAGGCGTGGCCCGCGCTGATGGTGGCGGTAGCCACGCCATCGGCGATGGTAAGCGTGTCGATGGCCTTCAAGGCGAAGCCGTTGACGAGGCAGGCATCGAGCATCGTCACCAGATCGCCCCAGTTGTTGCTGATCTGCGGCGCGCCGGTCATGCCGCTGTTGAAGTATTTGACGGTGAGGTCAGCCATTGCATTGATTCCTTATGGTCAAGGGGTGTCGACGTCGCCGCGAATCAGCAACGTGAAGTGGTCGTCGGGCACGGATTCCGGCCCCTGCTGGACGGTGCGCACCACCCACACCGGGAACTGGCTGCCGATGGTGTTGAAGCGCAGCACATTGCCGGTGGCCCAGCCGTTACCCCAGCCGAGCGCGGGCAGGCGGAAGTACGGCACCCCGGTTGCGGGATTGATGGGTGCGCAGTCGGCGCTGGTGTTGCCGGTAGCAATCACGCCGACGTTCTCGCCGATGACCTCAAACGAGGTGCTGTTGGTCATGCGTACCACCCAGCGCTCGGTGAGCGCCCCGCGATTGGTGACCGTGATCGGGTACTGCGTGTGGTTGAAGGTGGCAGTGGCGGCGCTGCCCACCAGCTCATCCGACCAACCGCCGTTCCAGGTGCTCTGGTCGAACACGAGGTTCACGCGGGCGAACAGATCACCGGCCACCAAGGCGCTGGAGACGAAGCTGCCGGAGCCGGGATCGCCAAGATTGGCCAGTGGATAGTTGTGGGTCAGCGGGCGCGTGAAGCTGATCTCGCCGTTGATCTGCACATCGCGCACCACGGCCATGTCCTCGATGCGGTGCTCGATGGTCACCGGCTGGCTGTAGCCGGTCACGTCGGTGAAGATGACGGAGCCTGCCTCCAGATCGGTGGCGTAGCCGGTGTGGATGACCACGCCGTCGTGGCCGACCACGCGCACCCGCGACAGGCGCACCCGCGCGCAGTCGATGGTCTGGCCGTTGCTGACCGAGGTCGTGATGCGACCGGTGTGGCCGACCACCGCAAAGCCACCGGGCCGGAAGATCGGCACCCGTCCGTCGCTGGGCAGGCGCACCGGGTCGATGCCCAGCAGCGCTGCATCCAGGGGCAGATAGCTGTAGGCCACGGCGCTGTAGCGCAGGCTGGAGGCCGCCACCGGCTCGGGTCGGAAGATCTTGCCGTCCGGTCGGACGTTCTCGGCGTCGAACCACGGCTCGCTCTCGTTGCCCGCCGCCGTGACCACGGTACCAAAGCGCACGCGCACGAGGCCGGTGTCGTAATCGACATTCCCGCTGACGCCGGACGCGCTGATCACGCCGTCGATGCCTGCCGTCACGGTCTGCGTGCCACCCACGGCACGGGCGAACTGTATGGACAGCGATCCCGGGCGCAGCGGCGCGGCACCGGTGCGGAACACGTACTCGCTGGAGATGTTCTCGCCGACCGTGGTCACGCAACTGGCGCGCGTGATGCTGTTGGCCGAGCCCGCCGACCAGGAGGTTAGAGTCACCGCCCCGGCGAGGTAGTTGATGCTGCCGCGCGTGACCCAGCCGCTGGGCGTGAATTCGCGCAGCGTGCCCTGACCGTTGTCGCCCCAGGGCTGGCTGCCTGCGATGGCCAGCAGCACCGTGCCGGTCACCACCTGCGCGTTCACGCCCGGCACCAGCCGAAACGATGGGCTGAACGCGAACGTCTCGCTGTGGTTGCTGGTCGAGCCCGCGCTGTTGTAGCGCAGCTTGACGTAGCCGGACTCGTCGTTCGGGTACAGCGACGGCGCGTCCACGTAGCTGATGCCGCCGTAGTTGAGGCGGAACATCTGGCCCACGCCAGAGGCCCAGCCGAGGCGTTGCGCGCCATAGACAGGGCTCGGAATCTTGACGGTCACGTCGGGCTGGAACTGCACCGCCCCGGTCGCGTAGTTGACGGTGCCGATCACGACGCCGGAGCGCAGCACGTTGCCCGCACCATCGTCGCGGGCGTATTGCGTGGGATCGACCCCGTTCCACAGGCCCAGCCCCATCGCCTGAATCTGCTGCAGCGTGTAGACCCCGAGCACGGCGGTGTCGGTCAGGGTGTTCCATTCGATCTCCAGCGAACCCGGCTCGATGGAGCCCAGGGTCGCGGTCACCGGCACCTTGCCCTGACCGTCGCGCGAGGGGTGCGCGAAGCTGTCTTCCTGCTTGGGGCCCGCGACGTAGTCCACCGTCAGCAGCGCGCCGACCGGCGGCAGGACGTTGGGCGCGAAGCTCAAGAGGTTCTGCGCGACGTTCAGGTTGCCGGTAGCGGCTCCACTGAGCGTGCCGGAGGTGGCGGCGGACGCCGTGCGTGTGCCGGTGCCGCTCTCGTGCGGCCAGGTGATGGTGAGCGTTCCCGGCTGCACGCTCTTGCCTTCGGGCGGGGCGAGCTGCAAGGCCTGCGATGCCTTGAGGATCGCGGTCGGCTGCTGCGTTTCCTGCGTCGGCACGTTCCACGTCAGGATCAGGGACGAGCCCACGTCGGGCAGCGCGCCCAAGGTCACGACAAAGGCCCCGGTGTTCTTGTTGAAGGTGCCTGCGCCGTAGCTGGCGTCCAGCCCCTTGAGCGAGCCGTTGCCGCCATCCGACAGCACGTACCAGCGGCCCTGCGCCATGTAGCTGATGGAGAGCGTGCCGGGCTGCGGCACCGGGTTCACGGTGCCGACGTAGGACTGGCTGCGCGACTCCGGCGTGACCGCGATCTCCGAGCTTTGCGGCGCGCGCTGCAAAGACGCGGCGGGCGTGTAGGTGATGGACTTGCTGTTGGACATCGAGCCCGAGTTCAGGCTCAGGATGCCGTTGGCGTAGTCGATGGTGCCCAGCGTGCCGCTGGCGGTCTTGAGCAGGCCCGCGTCGTCGAAGATCGTGACGCCGTCGGTGACGATGGACAGCGATCCGGGCAGGCAGCCGCCCGGCAGATTGAACTTGAGGGTGGTGTTCCAGGCATGGCTGGCCGTGTAGCTCACGGGTGCCGCACCCGGCACCGGCAAGCCCGCTGCGGCGTAGGGTGGAACGAAGGAGATTGGCGTCTCGGTCTGGGCGCTGGGCACGAGCTGCGTGTAGATGGACGCGCCCTTGAGGGTGAAGTCGCCCACATTGGCCGCTTGCGTCAGCGGCACCACGCCGACGTAGGTCCCCGCATCGGCCACCACCGTGTCGCGCGTGCGGGTGGCGTTGTTGGCGCGCGTGAAGGTGCGCGTCGCGGGCGATCCGGTGAAATCGAAGCGCAGCGCGTCACTGATCGCCACCGTGACGACCGCCGCCTTGTAGTCCTGGTCGGTGTTGTAGGTGAAGGTGCGTTCGACCACCGAGACGGCGGTGGCGCGGATGTACTGCTCCTTCTGCGTCGGCAGGCCTTCGTTCTCGATCAGGACGAGGGTCTGACCGACGTTGGGCACGGCGTCGCTCGGGCGCTGGAACAACTGCACCACGCGCTGGCCCGCGATGTGGTTCTCGAACAGATAGCCCGCCCACTCGGGGCCCTTGTTGAGGTAGGCCTCGATGCGGGTCTGCGCCTGCTCGCGGGTGTCGAAGGTCTTCTTGGTGGAGAACAGCGTGACGCTGACGCGCGCGTCCTGCGGCGGCTCGGCCACGATGACGTTGGCCCCGAAGTAGGTGTCGGTGTCGTCGGTGGCCACCTGCACGAAGCTCTTGCGCAGATTGACGCGGCCTCCGGCGCGATCCAGTTCGGAGATGTCCGGAAAGATCGCGTTCGAGACGCCGTCGGCGATCACGAGGCCCGTGGGCGCGCCGCCGCCTTCGGGCACGTCCGCCATCACGGCGGACTTCAGCAGTTTCACGTCGCCGGATTGAATCGGCATCTCAAATCTCCAGGAATCGAAGGGTCAGGCGGTAGAAGTCGGAGCCGGATCGCGCCGGAATGCCCAGCACGGGTTCGGCCTCGATGGCTGTCTCCGCGTGGCGGAAGGCGACCGTGAAGACACGGCCATCGGTGAAGCTCAGTTCGAAGCGGCCCGTGGTGCCGCCCACCGGAATCGCGGCCCACGCCCGCAACTGCTCGACCGTGGCGCGCGTCACCCACGCCATGTCGGGTGCGCCCACCAGCGTGATCGGGCGTCCTGCCTGCCGGGTGGCGGACTGGATCAACAAGGCACCCGTGATGAGGTAGGACGTGGACGCCACGGCGGGCGACCACGCGTGCTCGTCGCTCCACAGCAAGTCGTCGGGCAATGGCAGAGCCACCCCGGTGTCGAGGTTCGTCAGTTGCATCGGGAAACCTTCAGGCAGAAAGACAGGAACGCACGGTCAAGCCGTGCGGGCGCGGGCGGCGTCCAGCAGTTGCAGCAGCCGCGCTTCGTCGCGCGCATCGACCGTGGCGTTGACCTTCTGCTGTCCCGAAGACAGCTCCACGCGCACGGTGCGAGCGGGTGTGCCATCGGGCAGCGACGGACGCGGCAGGCTGCGGCTGGCGGGCTGCACCAGACCGCCCGAGGCAAAACCCTGAATGCCTGCCAGCGCGCGTCCGGCCAGTGCCTGCGCCGGAGCGTTCAGGTTGTTGATGGCCTCGAAGAACCCTGCGCCGTAGCGAGAGACGGCCTGCCGGTTCACGACGAACTCACCCGGGGTGAGCATCGCCGGGACGGTGTCGGACTTCGCCAAGCCGCCGCGCCGGTAGAACTCGCCCTGGTTCTGCTCCATGTAGTCGATCAGCTCGCGCTCCAGGTCTTTGCCCCAGAGCAGGGGCTGCGCCATCGCAGAGCGCCACGTCTGCTTGATGCGTTCGAGGTTCTGGCGCTCGTTGCCGGTGAGCGTCTTGCGGCTCATGAACTCTTCCAGCGTGCGGCGATCCTGCTGCGCCTGCTTACCGTAGTTGTCCATCGTCTTGCTGCGCATATCCAGACTGACCGATGCGCCGTAATTCCACTGCAGCCAACTGGTGTATTCGTTCATCCCCTGCAGGCCGAGATCGATCATCTTCAGCGCCTCGAACGCTTCGCGGTTCTTCTTGGGCCTGCTTGGCTTGTCGTTCGGGTCGGCATCTGGCGTCTTGCCGCCGCCGAACATCGCCACCGGGCCGCCGCGTGCAAAGTGTGCGACCCCACTGGCCAACCGCGAGAGCGCGCCGCTGCCGTACTTCTGCACGGCTGCCTTGCGGATCACGAAAGCACCGGCGTCCAAGGTGCGCGGCACGGTGTCGTGGTGGCCGGAGCCGGGCACCGAGCCACCGCTCATCCGGGGAAAGGCCGGAGCCACCGCGCCGCCGTTGGCAAAGCGACGGACACCACCACCCGCGCCACCGAC